GCAGCAGTGGCTCTGTGTCTACGCTGCCCACAGGTGGCGCTCCGCTGGCATCTGTGGCGCGCACGTAGTCAGGGCTGTTGTTACCACCTCGAGCTGCTGTCACGTCCACACCCTCGCCGTAGCCTATCCGGTAGACTCTGCGCGCTGGGCCTCGCTTGCTGGTGCGGATCGTGCCATCGTCATACTGCGCGATCTCTGTGTAGCTCTGACGCTCGTGGCTATAGCCCCAGTCATATTCGCGCCCCAGCACTGCGATGTGCCCCAGCGCCAGCGTGCCGATCGTGTAGTACCCCTCTGCAGGGTCTGGCGCGCTGTTACCGTCGTCCACCTCGATGCGCAGCGCCTTAAACTGCACGTCTTCATCTGCCATCGCGATGGTGACCAGTGCTCGAGGAAACCAGATCTGGCCTGCATCACCGCTGGCATCCTCGCCACCATCGCAGCCCTCGAGCCACAAGATCGCGCGCTGCTCTGCCACAGTGCCGCTTGCCCAGTAGCCTGCACTGTTGCCTATGATCTTGCGCACATCACCACTGGTCGGAAAATAGAAGTACCCGCCTGCTAACTGGTCTTCTGCCAGATAGTAGCCATCTGCCCCTGCTGATGTGGTGCGCGGCTTAACGGTGCTGCCCTCCCGCAAAAAGCCCACCACCTCGCTGCAGTCCACGTCTGCCAGCTCTGACCAGCCGGACGATAGAAGGCCTGCGATCTTGAACTTTGGAAAATTGATCCGGTCCACATAGCAGCCCAGCAGATAGCCACCCATCAGCGGATACAGACTGTCATCCCTGGTAAATGGGATCTCCATATCACCAGGGGTATCTGTGGAGCGCCAGCCCTGACGAGGGCTAGCCGTGTGGCCAGGCAGCACTGCACTGGCTGGGTAGTTGTAGGCCGGATCCACCTGCCAGGTGTCACCCTTGCTAGTGGGCCCATCCACTGCGCGGATCTGCAGTCCGTTAGCGACATAGCTGGGATCTGTGCTGTAGGTGCGCGGGAAAAGATCATCAGGCCTCGAGAGATCCGCCCCTAGCCCCTGGCCGGTATACTCATCCCAGACTGCATGGTGCTCATACACGTCTGCATTACAGGCTGGAGTGGTGCGCAGCTTGCCCCACTGCCATCGAGGCGCGCCCAACGTGCCACCACCATCAGTCAGGCCTGTGGCAGCGTGCAGCAGCACCCACTTGCGATCCTCACCCAGTGTGGTGGCCTCGCGATACCAGACCACTGCAGAGCTGCCCCGCATGCCTACCAGCACATCATAGGAGCCACCCAGCCCTGTGGCCTGTGCGAGCTGTGTGATCGCGTTCTGATCGCGCAGTGTCAGGGTGCTGGTGCTGGCTCTGATCTCGATCGCATAGTCTTCTGATCCATCATCGTTGTGGATCTTCCAATCAATATTGCCGCTGTTAACGGTCAATCGCCAGCGGCACACCAGCCCCTCTGCCACGGTCGGGCCTGCGCTTGCATTGTAGGTATAGGACAGCTGGGTAGTGAGCCCACCAGCGATCTGCACTGCGCCATTAGTCAGGGTGTCAGTGGCTGCCCCTGTTACTGCGCGCGTCCAGCCCATATCCCCAGGCAGCTCAAACGGCAGCCAGTTGTGCACCCAGTGGGTCTGCTTATCTGCGCGCTGCAGCAGGTCTGCTGCTGGCAAGGTTACGGTGCTGTATCCCCCCAGGTGCATGGCACCCAGTGACCAGTCAGCTGTGGCTGTGTTGGCCTCCCAGTTATGAATGCACACCACCCTGCCGCGCTGGGCAACCATGTGAAAGTGACGGGGCCGATCCTGATAGCTGGTCACTGCATCGCCTCGATACCACACAGCAGTGCTGCTCACACCCAGCCCTGCACTCTGCCAGGTATCGCCACCATCCACACTGCGCGCTACATAGGCTGTGCCTGGGTTGTTGCCTCGCCAGTACCACAGCAGCTCTCCGCTCTCGAGCTGACACAGGCTCTGATCCCAGTCAGAAAACAAGCGGCCAGAGGCAATATCTGCAGAGCCATCCTGCTGATCTAGATCAGCCCCTGCAGCCGTCTGCGGTTTTTCGCTGTCCACATCGAGGAAGCTGGTAAAAGCAGATCCCACTCTGGCGATCTTGGTGGCATACCCACTGCCGATCGTCACATCAGGGCTGCTGAACACCAGCACAAACCTGCCACGGTGGTACACCAGATCCGGGTTGCCACCTCGCTGCCCAGATGCGCCAGACCACACAGCTACCAGCTCGAAGGTGTTTCCCTCGTCATCGCTAGCAAACTGGTGCAGCACCTCATCTGTGGCAGTGCTCGACCACACCACCAGGCAGTGCTGCCCGTTTCCGTATGCAACCCGGATCCGCTTTGGTGTGTAGGTGGCCAGGCTGATCGGAGACTCGAGCACCCAGCGCGCACCAGTGCGCCACTGGTTGCCATCATCATCACTGTATGCCTGGCTGATCTGGCACAGGTTGGCTGTGCCATCGCAGACGAGGTGGTACAGCTGCAGCCTGCCTGCGGTCATCTTGCACATAGCTGGGTGTAGGTACTGCACAGTGGTTTCTGTGTGCACCACATTGGTGCTGGCACCGTTGACAAACAGGCCAGAGGTGCCCCAGGTGCCAGCAGATGCGCTGCGCTTGTGGAGCACCACAGTAGTGTTTCCGCCACTCACCAGGCTGCTAGCCACTAGGATCGAGTCATCGTCAGCGACCACACCAGCAGGGTAGCGGTAGCCGCTGCCAGTAGTCCATACGATGTGTTCCCATCCACTGATCGCGCAGGGCACATCCCAGCCTCTGTAGGTATCGCTGGTGCTCTCGCGCCAGACAAAGGCAGCCCCGTCTGGCTCTGCATACCCACCACGCGCTGTCTGAATCAGCACAGTGCCAGTCTGTGTGCCTGTGCCCTCGAGCACCAGATCCGTGGCAGTGGTGCTGGTCTGCACAGGCCTGCCAGCTCGAGGCCCAGCCTGTGTCGCTGCAGTGCCCACCACCTGCGCTGGATCGTAGGCTGTGACGTAGCGGTCAGGGATCAGGATCCCACGCAGTGCTGTCCTTACCTGCTCACCCATCACAGTGCCCCATAATTCTGGCGCATCTGATAGCGCCTCTGCCCTGCTCGCCTACCATCGCGCCTGATCTCGCGCATGGGGCCAGTGCCCCTCCCGGCGTCTGTGACCTCTGCGCGGAAGCTCTGCCGTATGTGCTTCCACTGCACCACCACTGCAGGCCCAACAGCCCCAGTGCCGCTGCGTGCATTCTGTGCAGCCAGGCCACCCCTGCCGCCCATGGCATCCACTGCACCCTGACTAAGCACACCCTCACCAGGGTGCAGCAGTGCAGGTGCACCACTGGCAGGCATGACACCACCCAGTGCAAAGGCAGGCTGCTGGCTCGCGATCTTGGCGATCTGCACTGCCCCTGCAGCGCCCACCAGCCCAGCAGTGATGAAGTTAAGCGGAGGTGGACCGCCCACAGATGGGTTTAGGGTCTGCGCGATGCTCACAGCAGTGGCCACGATCGCCTGTGCCAGTGCTGCTGCCTTCTGCACTGCAAAGGCTGTGCGTGCTGCTTTCTTTTGTTTCTCTGTCATCTGGTCACTTGCTGTGCCAGCGTCGACAAACAGGCCAGCCAGATCGCCCACAACATCAGCAGTCTGTGAGATCAGGCCTATCGCACCCTGCCTGATCTCACTCTGGCGAGCAGCCCTAGCCTCTGCCTCTGCAGCTTGCTGGGCTTCGATCTCTGCATTCTCTGCCAGCACCTGCTGCAGTGTCAGCTGGGCTTGCACACGATCTGCTATCTCCCCGCTGAATAGCTGCATCGCGAGGCCATGCGGCACCAGTCCCCCACTGGTGTAGTCCGCATAAACCTGCTGCCCATCTTTGACTGCACGGTTTAGCCTGCTCTGCTCTTGCTCTGCCTTTTTTGCTTTCTCTGCCGCTTCCTCGAGCTTATCCAGCATGGCCTGCAGGCCTTCCGCTGCCTCTGTGCTGTTCGTCGCAAGGTCTGCAGTTTCGCCTGATGCCTCGCGCACTTTGCGCACCATCTCGACCGCAGCGTCATGCGCCCCAGAAACATTATCTGCCAGTGCCTGCAGGGGATTGAGTGACAGCCCCGCCTCTGCACGCAGCCGCTCTAACTCTGTGCCAGTGTCGCTGATCGCATCTACAGCACCTTGAAAATCCAGGGTGCTGTACCGGATAAATGCTTCTGCCAAGCCTGCCAGGCCACTGCCAGCCATCTGCACAGTGGTAATGAAGTCATTAAAAGTGCTGATCACTGTGTCGCTGATCAGCACTGACACATAAACCAGCCCATCTGTGAGGGCAGGCAGAATGCTGGTGGCCATCCCAGCGAACAAATCACCCACTGACCGCTGGATCAGATCGAGTTTCTGCATCTGGGTCTGGTAGTTCTGCGCTGCCTCGAGCCCTGGCCCCTCGAGCTGCCGGGTAAACGCGGCTGCCCGATCTTCTGCCCGCTGCAGCCCCTTTGTCGACAGCTCACCCAGTGCTGCTGTCAGGCCTCCCGCTCCCTCACCCAGCAGCTTCTGCGCTGCTGCTGCGCGCTGTGTCTGGTCAGGCATCGCGCCCAGCTGGGCCAGCACTAGCCTGAATACCTCCTCTGTGCTGCGCATCGAGCCACTAGGCCCAGCCAGATCCTCTGCGCTGATCCCTAGTGCCGCAAACTCTGCCTGTGCGCTAGCACCACCCTGCGAGGCCTCATAGGCCTTTGCAGTCAGTGCTTTGAGCGATCCAGCCAGCTGATCTGCGCTGACGTTAGCAGCCCTGGCACCTTGCGCCAGCGACCCAAACAGCTTTGCACTGACGTTGCTCTGGTCTGCAAGTGACTTGATCTCGAGGCGAGCGCGCAGCGTCTGATCGACGAGCGACCCCAGCCCAGTGACTACCCGTTCGAGCACTGCAGCGCCTGCGATAGCCTTTAAGGCAGTGCCCAGATCCGCGACTGTCGCCTTTGTCTTTTTGACTTCCTCTTTTGTGCGCTTGAAGTCGCTTTGTAGCCGCTGATTAGCGCGGGTGATCGCCTTAACGTCAGCACTGCTCGTGATGCGGACTGTACCTGTAGCCACTAGCCTAGCCTCTCGCGCAGCTGCTGCCGCTTTGCAGCACTCTCTATCTGTGACAGTCTATCAGGATCACTGCAAGCTATCTGCCAGACTGCCACAGCGCGCACCTGCTGTGCCCTCGTCAGCTGATAGAACCAGGCAGGCTGTTGACCCCACCAGCGCGCACACTGCCATGCGTATAGGTCCTCTCGCGCGCTGGTTAAGAGTTTCCCATCTCTGCTGTGACCTCTGGCTGGGCAGGGAAGGCAAGCGGCAGAAGATGATCCCACAGCTGCTGCGCAAGGCCTGACAGTGCCACCTCGTCAGTACCGCACTGCACACCCCGCTGGTACAGCCAGCCACCCAGATCGTGCAGGTTGCCTAGTTGTCTGTGGCGCTGGTCTACCTGCTGGGCTGTCAGCTCGAGGCGCTGCGGAAACAGCAGCCCTAGTGCGCAGAAGCTGGCGCGCGTAGGGTTGCGATCAAAGTAGGTGCACAGCTCTCGCACAGTCGCAAAGTCTAGCCGTCTAGGCTTACCTAGATCCATGGTTTATACTCCCTTTTTTTGTTTGCGCTACGATGGGCCAGTATAGGTAATGGCTCCCAATACCTCGCAGTTGAACGTGGCAGTAAAGGGATCACCCTCTGCAAAATCCCACGAGGTGAGGCGCAGGCCTGTGCACACCACAGTGTGGTCTGTGTCATCAGAGTGATCTGTGCCCTCGATCGTGAACGTGCCTTTTAAATTGTAGTGTTCACAAGTCGACAACTGCTTGACCCAGCTGCTAAAAGCACCTGCCTGCTCGAAGGCATCGATCACAGTGCCATCAGTGCCGTCCGTAAAGCTGGTGAACACCACCTGAAAAGAAAACGAGGGGATCCCATCATTGCCCTTTCTGGTGTAAATCCGGCTGCCACGGTTAAAAACGTGGATCGCCTCTGTTTGCGTATTGGTGAACGCCACAGCGTTGCTGTACTGCACGGTGTAGCTGTTCGCGGTAGGGGTGGTGCCATCCTCGAGAGTCAGGCTGCCATCCCTTGGCACCTTTGGCACTGCGCTTTCAGCCATCGTCAAGCCCCTTTAGCATTGAGGCTGGCAGCAAGTCTGCCAGGCGCTCTGAGAGATTATCGGCAGTCTGCCGTAAGTTTGACTGCAGGATCGGACTGCCAGTCTTTATGAACCCTGTATATCGTACCTCGTTCACTATTGTGAAACCAATAGGCAGCAGGTCAATATGCCAAGCCCGCTTGCTTTTGCCTGTTTTCACTGGCCAGCTGCTGTAGAGGCTAGCGTGCAGATCAGTGCCTGCCTGCTGAACCTCTGATACGATCAGATCCATGGGCAGCAGGTCTACCACCCTGCGCGGCACATCGATCTCTAGATCAAAGGCAAACATGCACAGCTCTGACTGGTGGCAGCCATCTAGTTTCTTTGGCGATCACGATAGTGGCAGCCTCGATGCTCGAGCGTTCACCGGGCTGGCAGTGCTGCGCGAGGCGCTGCAGAGGGCAGCAGATGCGCAGCGGCAGCAAGATGCGCAGCGCCAGCAAGACGTGCCAGTCACTACCCTTTACATCGGCAGCAGTGCGCTGGATACTGCGCGCTATGATCCTGACTCTGCCTCGCTGCAGCTGGGCTTTGACAGCGGGCATGTGTACCAGTTTTTTGGGGTGCCGCCTGCTGCCTGGGATAGTTTTCGCAGGGCTGGAAGTTACGGGCAGCACTTCAACAGCCAGATCCGCAACCGATATACCTACCGCCGGATCCGCTAACATCAGCCCAGCTCTGCAAAGCGAGACAGCGTAAAAGTCTGCACGAGCACCAGCCACTCTGCACTGGCTGGGTGGCGCACTGGCCCGGTGCTGCCTGTGTAAACCACTCGCCTGGTGTCGATACCGCCCCAGGCAGTAGCAGTTAGCGCGATCCGTATCGCGCGCCCTCGAGCTAGCAGCGCATCCCTGCCAGTCAGCTGATCGCGCGGATCTACTTTGTAGGCAGTCTGCAGCTCGATGGTATCGAGCACACGCACTACACCCTGCAGCCTGGTGGGGTACTCCCCTAGTACCTCGTCACTGATCCGCAGCACCGCAGTGCCCAGGTGCGCGAGGCCTCGCGGATCTGCCGTCACAGCGTCGATCTGCTGGCTGATGTGGATCCCAGCGATCTCTGCCTGCAGTCGGGCCTGGATGGCCTGCAGCAGTGACTCTGCAGTCGCAGTGCTCACAGATACCACCGCTTGCGACTGGTCAGCATGACCACAGGCACACCACCTCTGCGCTCGTCAGTGTCGATCGTGCCGTCCTCGTCATGATCATAGGTCAGCACCACTGTAGACCACTCGCGATCCCAGGCCTCTGCATAGTGGGCTGCTAGCTCTGCATGCCTGCCGTCACCCACTGCGTGTGCGTCATCGCGATAGATCAGCTCGAGCGCTTTGTATCTGTGCGCATCTGCCAGAGCCCACGGATCGAGCACCAGATCAGGCCTGTTCCCCCGCTTGATCAGCTCTCGCCGCACCATGACATCAGCAGCTCTGATGTAGGCATCCAGATCCACAGTCGCTGCTGTCTCGCGCGATGCCAGATCCGGGTGCAGCTCTGTCAAGTCAGACTGCACCACCACATGCCTGTATGGCCTGCGCACTAGATAGGCTGCCCGCTGGAATTGGTAAGTGACACCACTCACCACCATTGACCAGACCACTAGGTAGTCAGACGATAGACTGCGCCCATCAGTAGCCGCTGCAGCCACTGTGTAGGTGCTCGAGGCACCAGCAGACACTGCAGCCCCTGTGATGATCTGCTGACTGCCAGCGTACACATCGACAGTGCCAGAGGCGGGGGTGATAGTTGCCCCTGTGGTGTCCTCTGTGATCACCAGCGTGAGGGTGGTGTCCACCCCTCGCTGGATCTCATCAGGTACTCTGGCAGCCGCGATTAGCATCAGACCACCAGATAGACCAGATGCACCTGCACAGCGCCGCTATCCAGATCCGTAGCAGAGCCACTGCCCAGGTTGGCACCAGTGGCGGTGAACTTGGCAGCCACGGTCATGCCAGACCACATTTCAGTGCTGCCAACAGCTACATTCTGCACTAGGCCAGTGACGGCGAACATATCGACGCCATCGACCACTGCATCAGGGTCTGCCGTATCGCCCACTTCGATGGTGAGTGCGCTGATCGAGCCTGCATCCGTCGCTGCTGCAGTGACATTGATGTAAGCAGCCAGCCCCACAGCCCCTGCAGGCAGGGTGGTGAGATCGAGGCTCTGTGTCGTGCTCGCATCGATCAGCTCTGTGTAGTCAATCGACCACTGCTCGTGAATGATGTTCGAGCCGATCGCGCGCTTCTGCATCTTTGTGGGCATTGTTACCTCTGTTTCCTGTCATGTTTTCGCGCGATCTCTCGCGCCAGATCCATCACACTGTCATGGCTGCGAGGCCTGCCCTGCCTGCGCGATTCATCTGCAAAGCGGCGAGCCATGCGATCGATCGCTGCCCGTTTCTCTGCCTCGCTGTGCTTGCTCATGCCTTCCGCCTGGTGCGCCTGCTGGGGCTGGCAGTGGGCTGTGCAGAGGGCTGTGCATAGGCCTGCGCCTTCATCCCTGCCAGCTGCTGCTGCAGCGCCTCGATCTGGGTCTGCACATGGGGCAGATGCGCGCGCCCCTCGAGCCGGGAGATCTGGTTAGCGACGGTGGCGATCTGGCCTTCGATTACCTCTGGAGGTGGCAGTGGCACTACACCATCGCGCACCAGCTGCCTGCGCCACTGCAGGTAGCCCAGATCATCGAAGCGAGGGGCCACCCTGCCGATCCCTACCTTTACGTAGCTAGTCCACACATCGCAGAAGCGATCGCCTCGCCTGGTGCGGAACCGCTGCACATAGGACAGCCCATCAGGCCCATGATCAGGGCTGATCACGATCCAGCCCCGTTCCTGATACTCGCCCAGCGCCCTCCCCAGGCCACCAGCTCGAGCTGCTACCCCATTGACCCCAGGCCTGTGCCAGAAGTGCTTAAGGCGCGGCACCCATTCATAGCGCACCTGCCTGTCTGCCTCTGGCACTCCAAAGGCCTGCAGGTCTACGCACTCCCAGCTGCCAGGGCTGTGGATGAAAGTAAACGGATGCCCGTTTGCTTCATCGCGGCCCAGATCGGGCAGCTGATCCTGGCGCTGCTCGCGCGTATCGTAGGTTTCACCTGTATAGACTGGCATGTGTTTTCCTCCCTTTTATCAGGCCACCTGCGACCGGATAGGCAGGAAAAAGGGAGTGAACCCACAGATCCGGCCACAGGCGGCAAACTAGTGCAGCCCAGCCTGATGGCTAGGCGTCAGTGACGATCCCTACCCCGCGCGCATCCTCGAGGATGGCCACACCAACATAGGCATGACCGATCACAGAGGTAGTACCTGCAGAGCTGTTGCGGTCGAATTCGACTGCATATTCATCTGCGCGAATGATGGTGCTACCGATCACGCTCTCGACAGTGCCGATCCGATAGCCCAGGCACCCAGCCCCCACCATCGCGCCATGCCGGTTCCCGCCTGCGCTATTGATCTTGCTGATCTTGTACACGTCCACGCCCAGGAATTGTCCAGCATATCCCTGGCCTTTGATTGAAAGCATGTCCATGGTGGCAGGGCTAAACTGCACTGCACCACCCTCTGCGCGCAGAGACTCGCGCAGATCGCTCAGCTGCACAGGATGCAGAATCGCACTGTACGGGCCAGGAACGTTATTCAGCTCAAGCTGGTACATCGCGGAAAAGAAGTCAGACACTGACATATCAGCCCCCGACGTGCCTACCTCCGTGCCCAGGTCGTCCACAGAGTCAGCCACGAGCTGATTGAACAACTGTTCATACTCGCCAGCCATCGATGCAGCCAGGCGCTCTGCACTGATCCCGCCGTTGCCCGTCAAAACGGCCAGATCGCTAATATCACGCCGGATAGCGTGACGAGCAACAGCGACAGTGGCGCTGGCATCAGTCAGCGCAGTGGTGCTAACAGCCGTATCCTCTGCAGCAGTAGCAGAGAAAGCATCGTAGCCGTCAAGGCCTGCATACCGCTCCTTAAGGGTGTCAGTCAGTGCGCCATTCACGGAGCCCAGGAAAGTGACCACACCAGTACGCCGCAGGCTGGCCATATCGGCAAGCAGAACGCGCAGATTGGCCGCCAGGCTCGAGGCCAGGCGCAGGTCAGTTTCAAGGTTGCTATGCAGGATCGAAGTCATGGGAGTGCCTCATGTGCAGGTGGTTTGGCTGCATACGATGGGTAACGCCCACGAGTCGATCGCCTATGTCTATGCAATACCACGCGCTATTTGAAAGCGCCAGATCGCAAGGCCTCGCGCAGCTGCTCGAGTGGCATGGTGGCCACATCAGCAGGGCTGTAGCTGGGTGGTGGGGCCACAGCCTGCAGACGCGCCCCAGCGTTGCTAGGTGGTGCAGGTGGCAGGGCAGCCACTGGTGCAGGCGCTGCTGGTGGGGCTGCCTGTGTCGCTGGTGCCGCTGGGGCCTCTGCAGGGGCTGCTGGTGCTGCCCACAGGCTAGCGAGGTGCCGATCCTCTCGAGCGCCAGCCTGTAGCCAGTCCGCAAAACTGGGTCGATCCTCGCCCAGTCGCTCATATCGCCAGCGCACTAGATCCTGATCCTCTGCATCGAGCACCCCAGCGCGCATCAGATCCGCGCTCGTCTCGCTCTGCAGCACATAGGCCTGGTGCTCTGCCTGTGCTGCTGCCAGCTGTGCCTGCAGCTCTGTGGCCTGCGCCTCGAGCTTACCGGCTGCCTGTGCTGCCTCGCTAGCTGCCTCAAGCTGGGCCTGCAGCTCTTTGATCTGCTGGTTTTTACCATTCAAACGCTCGCGAGGGATCACACCCTCGATCGCTGTCTCACAGTGTGGGCACTTCATGTGCACTCCCTTTGTCTAGTCTTACTGGCCTGTGCCGTATCGGATCCGGTCCTGCCTGATGATCTCGAGGCGCTGCCTGGCCTGCTCCTCTGTGATGCCTTCCAGCTCTGCCAGAAACTGCACCACAGAGCCTGTGCCCAGCTCTGCGCGGATCCGGTACTCCTCTGTGCGCGCTCTGCGCTCGTCTACTGACAGAGGCAGGGGCTGATAGGCGATCTGGTAGCCATCCTCTGCCACTGCAGGCTGATCAGAGTAGCGATTATGCAGGATGGCAGCGAGGCGCATTAGTTGACGGTCAGCCTCTGCAAAGTGAACGGCATATTTAGCCTGCGCGGCTCTTTTTCCGCTGTTTGCGATTAGCAGCGCATAGCCTGATCGCGCATCTGCATGGGTGCGCTGAATATCATGCGGCCCAATGTCAAACTCGCTCGCGATGTTCGCACTGTAGGCCTGGATCGCCTGCATGACACTGACCGGATCCCCGCCTGGCTGAAACTGGCCCAGCGTGACCGGCTGATCGGGGTTGGCTGCCTCCATGATCAGCAGCGATGCAGGATCTGTAGGTATATACGTCGCGTTCTCGTCTTTGCTCGGGTCTGCTGCCAGCCCTGCAGGCCTTGCATTGATCGCATACCGCTGCGGATACCCACAGTCAAAGACTATGTGCCGCCAGTAGGAAAACAAAACGGCGACTGTCAGAGCGCCGTTCACAAGCTCTCTGCCCTCGAACGCATCGAACAGCTTGCCCGTATTGGCAGCGTGTGTCAGGACATAGGGCAGCACTGGCTGGCCTGCGCTGTCGCGGTACGGGTACGCATCGCCACTGTACGACTGCCCAAGATAGTGCGCAGTCAGATCCTGCTGCCCGTCTGCCGTCTCGATCCTATAGACGGGATCCCCATCCCTTACGGACAGCACATCGCGTGTGAGAATATCTGCACCCTCGAGCACCCTGGGGCGGTACTCGATCACGGTGTGTGGGGTGGCTGGGTCATCTGGGCTGCTCTCTGCAGTCACCAGATCCGGCGACACCACACGCACCTGCAGCTGCCCCTGGTGCCAGTCCAGCCGGCGGAAACACTCACGCAGCCCGATCACTAGCCTTTGGAAGTATGGCCCCAGCGTCCACACCCCTGCCTGCTCTGTCAGGCCTCGCATCGCCTGCGCGCTGGCCTGATCTGGGTGGCTGATGATGGGTGCACGATCGTAGATCACAGCCAGCTGGCTGACCACAGATCGGAATGGATTAGCCGTCAAGTCAGGGCGGCCCCATGCTGCCAGCTGCTCTGCAGAGATAAACTGCGCCATCTGATCGATCAGATCTTGCTCCCACACACCCTCGAGCATGCGCCTGCGCTTTGCACTTTCCTGCATGCGAGCGCGATCGCTCATGCTTACATCACGCACATAGTGTGTGGGCATCCTAGAACCTCAAGCCTGCATAGTATGGGCGATCTGCGAGTATGCTTAACACACCATAGCGCAAGGCATCTGCTGCATGCGAGAGCTGCCCATCCTCGCCAGTTTTGCCACCTTTCCAATGGCGCAGCGTCTTAATGGTTGCACTGCAGCGAGGGTGGATGAACAGTTCTCGCCGCTTCATGGAGCCATTGATCACCCTGTGGCCCCAGTCGCGATCCTTTGTCGCATTCTGCAGGCGGAATGGTGGGGATCTGCGCTTCAGCTGCCTAGCCACCTCGCTAGACAGCAGATCATTAATTCGCCAGTTTCCGCGCCTGTTAGTGTCGCCTACTGCGATCTTTACATCACTGGCTCTGAAGCCCTGACGCTGCAGCATGGCGATGATCCCAGCTGCATGCTGCACCTCGCTGTCCCCATCCTGGCTGATATGCTCGTCGACTACCCACACATGCCTGCCTGCCTGGGGTGCCCAGCTCGAGGCGCGCGAGGTGCCACCACCCCACAGCATCAGCAGTGCCACTGTGTTGCTGCCTACCTCGCCATGATCGATTGACAGCGCCAGCTGTACGTCAGTGCCTGCAGGGATGGCCTGCGCGTCTACGTTGTGTTCGCTGAACCCGGTATACCAGCGCTCTGTGGTGACCCCATCCCAGGCCCCATGCGCCCTCTGCTGTTTCTCCCAGGGGCTGCTGTCGAGCACCTCTAGCCAGCCCTGCACCTGCTCTGCTGTGTACCAGGGGCAGTTTGCATGGCTAAACTCTGCAACGTATTCGACCCAGGGGCTGCCTGGTGCCTCGATCAGCTCGCGCAACCACTGCACAGGCCTGCCCACTGGGGTCAGGCAAATGTTGACCACACCCTGCCTGCTCATCGTCCTGGCCATGCTTTCCATGAAAATATGCGCAGGTGGTGGCTCATCGAGGATCACTAGGTCTAGTTCATCACCAGCCCATGACGTAGGATGATCCTCAAAGCTGCGCAGCTGGATCTGACTGCCATTCTTCAGCCTGATCGTCGGCTGGTTCCACCCTCGCCCCGGCGTGTAGTAGCTGCTGGGGTGCGTATGGGCAGGCTCGAGGAAGTCAGCGAGATATCGGCCCACCACATCCTGCACTTGCCTGCGCGATGGGCCACCCACTCTGCAGCGCAGGCCTTGCACGCTGGCTGCCCACTTGGCTGCCTTGAACACTGCATGCCTGGTCTTGCCTACGCGGTTGGCAGCCCTCACGCAGATGAAGCGATCATCGAAGTTATCGCAGAAGTCGGCGAGCGCAGGTGATGGGCGAAACGTCAGCAGCGGGTGTGCCCTGGCCACCTCTGCCAGCCTGGCAGCTGCTCGAGCTGTGCGCGGATCGATCACAGCACCGACCTAGGCTTGGTCGGCTGGGGCAATTCTTTGCGTAGCCCCTCGCGCAGCAACAGCACGATCAGATCAGTGAGTGACAGCCCTGCAAGCTCTGCCGCCTCTACAAGTTGGTTCTTCAGTGCAACTGTGCAACGAAAACCGACAAAGCCGTCTGACATTGCATACCCCCTTTGTTGACATAGCCCGCTGGGTATCAATGGGCTGTGAAGCGTCGTTTTCGCGGAGTCGCTTTGTTTGCATACCTGCGAAAACCCAGGTTAAACCTGCCATATGTTAAACGTTAATTGTTTGCAGATGCGTGAAAATGGC